GATGACGCCGTCGCGCGCCGCAAGCGCGAGCTGGCGGCGTTTCGGGCGGCGCGCGACGGCGTCATCGCGGGCGACCAGGGGCGCGGCCACACGCCGTCGGCCCGCAAGCTCGTGACCCACGAGATCCCAGTCGATCAGCATTACTGAGGAGAAAGAGACCATGGCGAGGGCAAACGTCAATCTGACCGGGTTCCGATACTGGGGCTCGGTGTTCGGCGAGAACATCATCCCGCGCGAGACGCCGGTGCAGGTGGCAAGCGCGTACGCGACGGCGCTGTTCGCGGGCGACCCGATCAAGCTGGCATCCGACGGCACGGCCCAGCAGGCGGCCGCGGGCGATCCGATCTTCGGCATCGTGACGAGCGCGCGCTACCTGAACGCCGCCGGCGCCTACGTGGAATCGACCTATTTGCCGGCGAGCATCTCGTACACGCCGGACGCGCAGCGGAGCATCGTGATGGTCATCCCGGCGACGGCGTTCACGATCTTCGAGGTCGACGCTGACGACGGCAGCACCATCACCACGCTCGCCAACGCGCGCGCCCTGCGCTACGAGAACTGCGACCACGTGTTCACGAGCAGCGGCAACACGGGCACGGGCGTGTCTGGTTGCGAGCTGGACATCTCGACGCACAGCACGTCGTCGTTCGGATGGCGCATCTGGGATCTGTCACCGGCGGCGCCGAACGACTTCACCCAGACCAAGGCCAAGTACCTCGTGATCTGCAACGAGACGCAGAACTGGCCGGGCACCTTCTCCACCACCGGAATCTGAGGAGCAACCACCATGGCCGTCGCGGGTTTCGTCACAGCAAACGAAAGCGCATCCCTCAAGGAAACGCTGCTCTTCGCCTTCAAAACCAACTCCGAGGGGACGCCCGAGTACAAGGGCATGGGCTTCAACGAGGTGACCTCGGACGACGCGTACGAGGAGATGGTGGAGTACGCCGGGTTCGGCCCGGCGCCGGTGAAAGAGCAGCTCGCGCAGATGGCGGTCGACGTCGTCCAGCAGGGCTATACGAAGCGCATCACGCAGGTCGCGTACGCGGTGATGATGCCGGTCTCCGAGGAGGCGATCCGCTTCAACAAGTACAAGGAGGCGATCGACGGCGCGGGCAGCATCGCCGAGTCGCTGCGGCTGCGCGTCGAGTACCTCGTCGCGGACATCTTCGCGAACGCGTTCGACGCCACGAACTTCGCCGGCCCCGACGGCGCGTCGCTCTGCTCGACTACGCACAAGCTGATCCGCGGCGGCAACTACTCGACGCGCCTGGCGACCGACGCGAGCCTGTCGGAGACGGCGCTGGAGACGGTCATCACCCAGTGCCGCAAGATGCCGGGCTCGCACGGGTACCCGGTCGGGATCATGCCGAAGCGAGTGATCGGTCCACCCGACCTGGAGTTCGAGGCCAAGCGCATCCTGAAGAGCGACAAGCAGAACGACACCATGAACAACGCCATCAACGCCGTGAAGGACGAGGGCATCGTCTGGAAGGGCAACCGGTTCATGGCCTCCACCACGAACTGGTTCGTGGGGACGTCGGCCAAGAAGGGCGGCTACATCATCTGGACGCAGAAAGCCGAGTTCCGCGACTACGGCGTGAACGCGCAGCGGGCGCAGGTCTACGACGGCTACGAGATGCTCGGCGTCGACGTGGTGGACCCGCGCGGCTTCATCGGCTCGAACATCTGACGGAGGCGCGCCATGGGCATGCTGAACGTTCCGAACCGCACCCGCCTCGGCCTCGGCTCGGGCGGGATCATCCTCGACGGGTCGCTGCACATCAACCGGTCGCCGTTCGCGCAGGAATTCCACGTGATGACGGCGACGCAGATGGCGCTCGTCAAGGGCGACGTGCGCGACCGCTGCTTCACGAGCGTGAACGCGGCCCTCAATGCGTGCGTCGACAACCGGGGCGACAAGATCTTCCTGGCCGAGCGCTACACGGAGAGCATTACCGGCGCCGACCAGTGGTCGAACGGCAAGATCGGAGTCCAGATCATCGGGCTCGGCGAGAACGCCAACCGACCCGTCATCACCTGGACGGCGGCGGGGTCGACCGTGGTCTTGCAGAAGGCCGGGATGAAGCTCGAGAACCTCATCCTGCAGATGGAGCCGACGACGGGGACCGTGACCGTCGCGGCGCCGCTGACCGTGCAGGCCGACGGCATCAGCATCGTCGGCTGCCGCATCAACTGCGGCACGGACGCCAACAACAAGGTCACCATCGCCATCACCACGACGGCCGCCGCCACGAACTTAGTGTTCACCGGCAACCTCGTGCGCGGGGCGGCGGCGGCGACGATGACCACGTTCCTGCGGTGCGTGGGGCTCGCCAACCCGATCATCGCCTACAACGACATCGCGTGCGGCACGACGGCGGCGGCGGTCGGCCCGATCCAGGAGCTGACGACCGCATGCACGGGCATCCTCATCGCCGAGAACTACATCCAGAACAACGCCACTAGCTCCACGGCGTGCATCACCATGGGGCTGGCATCGACGACCGGGTGGATCGCGCTGAACAAGCTGCGCAACATGACCGACGCCAGCAACGCTCAGATCGTAGTCACGTCGGGCGACGTGCAGCTCTGGGACAACAAGGGCGTCAACAACTCGAACGAGACGGCCATCCTGCTCGGGACGGCGTCGGTCTAGAGATTTCCCCGGGGACGGGGCGTCGTTTCCTGGCCGTCGCCTCCGTCCCCGGGGAGTAGTTCGGGAGGCAAATGGCAGCGCCAAACATCTATGAGAATGGGGCAGGCGGCACCGTCGGCGACAGCATCGCCACGGAGTCGCCGCTCCACTTCTGCAACGGCGGCTTCATCTGGTACGTGTCGAGCAATGGCGGCTCGGATGCGGCGGCGACCGGAGGTGCGCTCGACGGCGGCCGCCGCCGGGAGTCGCCGCTCGCCACGCTGGCGCAGGCGGTCACGAACGCCTCTGACGGCGATCTGGTCATCTGCCTCGCGAACCACGCGGAGGCCATCGCGTCGTCGCTCACCATCGGGAAGAAGATCACGATCGCGAGCGAGGGCCAAGGCAGCTCGGCGGCGTGCTTCACCGCGAACGCCGCGATCAACATGTTCGACGTCACCGTCGCCAACGTTCGGTTTCGAAACCTGTACTTCCCGGCCTCGACGGTCGCGCCAACGGCGCGCATCCGCGTCGGAGCTGCGGGAGTCGTCATCAAGGACTGCTACTTCGAATGCGGGACCAACGACACGAACCGAGCGGTGCAGTACATCACGGGGGCGGCGCAGTGCCGCGTCGAGGGCACGACATTCGCGTCAACGGCGGCGACGCCGAAGAACGCGGTCGAGGTGGTCAACGCGATGGCCGGGCTCGACCTCGTCAACGTCATCTTCGATGGCTCGTCCTTTGGCTGGTCGTCGTATGCGTTCCAGGGCACGGCGGCTGTGACCAACCTGTTCTGGGAGGCGGTGGACCTGATCAACAACTCCGACTGGCACGCGACGACGGGGACGACTGGGTTCGGCGCGTTCCGCAACCGGTCGGGCTCGGCGCTCATCAGGAACGACTCATGACCGACTTCGTCTTTGACCGCTTCACGCGCACGTGCGACGTGTGCGGGCGCGCGTGCCGCGGCGACGAGTTGCGCTCGCGGGACGGCATCTACATCTGCAACCGCCACCCCGGCTACCGGACGGCGCAGGAGCTGGACCGACTCAACTCGCAGCGTCGCATCCCGCCCGTGAAGTACCCGACCAACACGCGCCCGTGGTCCCCCGAACCGACGTGGGAGCTGGAGGAGTCGCAGATCTTCCGGCTGGTCGTCGACGTGGCGCCGTTCGAGACGTTCGACATCACCGGCGACGGCGCTGGCGGCATCATCAATTCCAAGACGGCGCAGGCGGCAGCATGGGCCATCGTCTACCTCCACGCGCTCATCACCGAGGCGAAGCGACCGCAGGCGTGGCGCACGCAGGCGCTGGCGAAGGCCATCGAGTGCGGCGACTTCATGATCTCGCAGCAGAACGGGCGCCCCGGCGACTCCGCGACGTCCTCAAACTCGGCCACCTACGGCGCCGACTCGTTCGACACGACCGCCTACACCACCGGCGTGGCGTGCGCGGCGTTCATGAAGCTCTACCAGCTCACCGGGAGCGGCGCCTATCTCGACGCGGCCAAGCGCTCGGCCAACTACATTGTCAACCTCCAGGCCGGCGCGCTCTGGGCGCACGCGCTCATCAGCACCATCACCGTCACCTACGGTCCGCCGGCCCACTCGGTCGTGTTCATCCCCGGAGCGGCGGCCAACCACACCTACTACCCGCGCGATCTGCTCTGTATGTGGGGCCTCACGCTCCTCAGGAACGTCGCGGGCGACGGTACCTACGGCGCGCCGGGCACCGTGAGTGGCGTCTTCACCGCCTCGCCCGCTCGAACGCTGTCGAACGCGATCGACGCCATGCGGTCGTTCTGGGCGACCGGTGCGGCCGGTCCCGACGGCATCGTCAAGAACGGCTTCTCGTCGGCGACACCGTTCGAGTTCTTCTGGCCGGTCAACGGCGGCTGGCTGTCATCGACCATCACCGCGCAGAACTGGGCCGAGGCCGTCTTCGCGCTCTACCAGACGGAGGGCGCGTCGTCGCAGGTGCTCGCGAACTGGGCATACCTCCAGACGTTCGCCTCCAACGCGGCCTTCGAATTGCCGGACAAGGTGTCCATTAAATCGACCCTGGAGAGCGAGGGCGGTACGTTCGACGCGACGCTGGCGCCGTCGACGACGCTCGACGCGGCGGCGCGCACTAACGGCAGCTCCGTATACGACTGGGCGTCTGGAGGGCTCATGGCGGCGATCCAGTCGCAACTGTCGTCGGCGAACCTGCTGCGCGCGAAGGAGGTGCTCGCGGTGCCGCGCCAGCGGACGGCCGAGGGGACGTCTCGTGACGGGCGCTTCCAGTGGCTGGGGCCGCTGGGCGCGTCTGGCCTGTCATTCCAGCCGTACTCGGGGCCTGACAGCGGTGCGCCGCCGCTCGTGCGGCAGGAGAGCGTGGTGAGGGCCGCCAAGGTCGGGTTCTACTACCGATACCGGCAAACGTTCATGGGGGCGCAGTGACGACGTCGGCGACGGCGACGTTCGACCCGACCTCGGATGAGATCGTAAAGGTCGCGCTCGAGCTGTGCCAGGTGCTGCCGATGGGGCACGAGCCGGAGCCCGAGCAGCTCGCGCGCGGGCGGGTATTCCTGGGCCTCATCATGAAGTCGATCGCGAACGAGGGCGTCTCGATGCGTGTCGTTGAGCGCGTCACGTTCATGACGGCGGTCGGCACGGCGAGCATCACGCCCGATCTGGACACCGAGGACGTCACCGGCGCCTTCTGGACCGACACCGCAGGGCTCGACCATCCGATCGAGAAGCGCGCGCGCGATGAATACGACACCATCTCGCAGAAGACGATCCAGTCGCCGCCAACGCGCATCTACTTCGACAAGCCGAACGGCAACCCGGTGATCCTGCTCTGGCCCGTCACTGACGCGAACGTGGTCAGCGTGACCTACGTGCGGCGCCGGCGGCAGCGGGACACCGACACGGGCGCGGTGACGCTGGACCTGCCGCAGTCATGGCACCTGGCGGTCGCGTGGAAGCTCGCCGCCATGCTCGCGCCGCATTTCGGGATGCTCGACCGCGTCGCCGCGTTCCAGACGCAGTACGAGGTCGAGAAAGAACTCGCCAACAACGCCGACACGGAGACCGGCGGCCTGCGGTTCGTACCGGGCGAGGGACTCCATGGCTGATTTGACGGACACAACGTCCAGAAAAGAGCACCGTGGCGTCGCTCTTTGAGTCACTCGCCGTCACAGGCCACCGCAAGACGGACGGGTCCGCGAACGCCTCGGGGCGCGCGTGGTTCTACGAGGTCGGCAAGACGTCGCCGGTCGACGTCTTCGCCGATGCCAGCGGGACGCCGCTCAGCAACCCGGTGACGTTGAGCGCTGGCGGCAAGGCGGCGGTCTACTTCGAAGGCCAGGTGGACGTGTTCTTCGAGGACGCCGCCGGCGTCCCGATCGAGACACTGTCGCTGTCGGAGCGTGCGGAGCGGGTCGAGGTGGTGAACGCGGGGTGGACGGGGCTGCTGCCAAGCGGATCGCAGGGCGCTGGCGGCGTGACCGATCTGGGAACGGCATTGACCTCGATCGCGAGCTCGGTGGGCGGCCTCGACGGCAAATACAAGGAGTTCACGGGGGCGACGTCTCGGCTGCTACAGGACGTCATCCGCGGGATCCATGTCAGCGTGAAGGACTACGGCGCCGTGGGTGACGGCGTCGCCGACGACACTGCGGCGATCCAGCACGCGGCGAACGAGGTGCAGCGGCTCGATGGCGGAATAGTCTACTTCGACCCCGGCGCCTACCTTGTCTCTTCGCCGATCATAGTCAACAACTCGACCGGCGTCTCGTTCGTCGGCGCCGGCCAGTATGCGACGATCATCAAGAACACGTCAGCCACCACGAACGTCTTCACCCTCACTGGCTGTGC